AGAATGTCTGCTGTATCATTTAAGAATGTAGAACCTGGATTAATTACTGTGAATGCCGAAGGTAGCCCTGCACTTGTTACTGCCGTTATTCTTATAAAGGCATCATTAGAACCACCAATAAATGTATAGTCCCCTGCAAAATAACCTGAGACTGCATATGCTTTACCATCATCGCCCGTTTCATTGATAGCATATATTTGTCCTATCTTAAATCCTGCATCTGCCTCTGAACCACTATAAGATTTGAATGCTACACTTGTTAATACTCTAACAAGATAACCATATATGTCTGATTCTGCGTTACCTGCGCCATCATCTACAACATAAGATCTAATTGGATCTGTGTCAAACTCTATTCCAGGAGCGCTATTATATCCTGCACCTCCGTTATCAACAACAACATCTTTAATTACTCCGTTTTCTACTAGAGCATGTGCAGTAGCTGTTGTTGTAATAGTGTCGCTTGACGCTGGGAAAATTTGTACTGTTGGTGCTGCAATATATCCTGAGCCTCCATCTGTTACTGTGAAGTCTGTAATTGCTCCGCCGGATACTGTGGCTGTTACAACGGCTCCAGCACCTGGTCCATTAACAGTCGTAACATTAGCATCTTCAAAGTCTAATACTAATTCAAATCTTTGTAATGTTAAACCATTTGTTTGATATGTATTCTTTTCTACTCTTTTAACATTAGCATTTGTATGTTTTGTTACTGTAACCGTACCTGTAGTTTCTTTAAATCTTATATCAATCTTTTTACCTTCTAAATCTAAAGGTTCGAGACTGCCTCCTCCATGTACTGCTTCTTGTATTTTAATTGTTTTTTCTACATTGTAGATACCATCAGAAGGTTTTAAAACAAATTGATATGGAAAAGTTACATCTACATTTTCATTAAATAATATTCTAAACCATGCTTCTATAGATCGTCTACTACCTTTGGATTCATAAAAGTCTTTTGCTCTTTTGTAAAAGAAAGCTTTATCAACAGATATTAATGAAGGGAAGTCAGATACTAATGCTCCTCTCCATTTATCTAAGAATTGTTCATTTGTATAATCTATATCAGAAGTATAGTTTGTAGGGTCTTTGTAATTTGCATCCATAAAAGCATAATACTTTTCTAAGAATGTTACAAAGATAGGATGATCGTGTATTATGTGTTCGGGTATTTGTTCTCTAACTAAAAAACTTCTATTTCTTGTTTCTAAAGATGCAGTATCCTGTGCAGAATCTAAAACTGCTGTACCTACAGCGCCTGTTCCGCCACCACCTGTGATTGTAACTGTAGGAGGTGTTGTATAACCTGTACCTTTGTTTGTAATGGTAAACCCTGTTATGATACCATTATTTGTTGTTGCTGTTGCTGTTGCGCCTGTACCGCCACCCCCAGTAATTTCTACGGTAGGTGTTCCAGAAAAGTATCCTGTACCTCCATTAGTTACTGTTATAGATTTTACATATCTATAAAATGATGGGATATAATCCGCCATTAAACTTCTTCTACTTCTTTAGTTGCTGTTATTCTTACACCTGCAACTGTATTAATTGTAGCATCCAAAACACTATCATCTAATGTTAGAACTGTATTTCTGGCAGGCTTAGCAACGACTGCTGCTGTGCTGGTATCGGAAGTTCTAATAAGAGCTTGTGTAGTAATGTCTTTAATACTATCATGAGGCGTAACATTTATTCTTAATTTTGTTTCTGTTCCATATAATTTTTTAAGTGTCATGGAAGGTAAATCTACTGTTCCTGAATCGTAATCTATTGTGCCTACTGCACCTAAAATTTGTCCGTCTGTTCCTACTGCATTAACTACACCTGTTCCACTATATGCTGGAGCGACTACTGTAGATGCTGGTGTGTCTTCTAATATTGCTTTATGTGTAACACCTGATATTTCAATATCAAAATATGTGCTTCCTAATTCTCTAGGTTGTAGTTTTTGATTAAACTTAACTGTATAATTATGTGTAGTATTGAATGTAGGTTTTACTCTTTTTTGTAATCCTAATCGTATGTTAGTAGATATAATTGATGCTGTTTGTTTGTTAATTAAATCATGTAGTCTACTATAATAGAAACTTTTATTTAGTTTGTTTAATTGATTTGAAAAATACGCATTTACTTGTTCTAATACTGCTGCCTCCACTTCTCCTTTTGCCAAAGATGTAAGTTTAGGATCATATACAGTATCTATTTCTAACTGTATAAATGTGTTTTCAGGATCAACAAACTCTGGCATAATTGCTACAGGTGTTTTAGGATCAATAATACTGTTCTTAATATTGTCTTTATCTTGTTCTGTAATAACCTGTCCTTCTACAGGATTTAAAGATATAAAAACTTTTCCATACATAGGAGGATCGTTTTTCTCTCCTCCCCATACTGCAACAGACTGTATGTTAGGATTACTTTGTAATATTAGTGTTTTATAATCTGTTTCAGTAACTGCTCTGTCTCTTGTAGCATTGAAACGAGGCGCATTAAATCTAATCTCATCTACTGATTCTTGTATGCTACCACCTGATGCTGGGCTTGTTGTAGTAACTGAAACTGTTTCTCCTCCTTCAGATATTACACTTGTTGCTGAGAATGTTTTAGCTGTGTTAGGTGTTTTGCCTGAACTTGCTATGTAATCTACAATTAAAATATTATCTACTGATAACTTTTGTCCTAGTACACCATCTCCAAATCTTAATTGTGTTAAACCATCTATACCTTCTTCACACCAATATACCCTAGAATCGTTTTTAACATCTAATAATGTTGTAGACTTATTCCATGTGGTTAAAGATGTATCTGATAATGATGTCTGTACTCTCGCTCTTATTGTAGTAGCGTCTATACTTTCATTAGGAATAATATAAGGGCCTTGAGGATTTGCTGCTTGTATTGTAAAAGAATTGGTAGTTCTTATTCCTTCTTTTAAAACTACATCACTAAAAACAAATTTCTTTACACCGCCATCTATTATAGCAGATGTTGTAACATCTTCTAAAGCATAAAATTTATATGTAGAGCCGTTGACTGCACTTGTAAAAACTGCATTTCTAGATAGTGTAAGATTAGTTCCTGTAAATGAACTAGGAGGTGTAACTGTTATTGTTACTGTTGCGCTAGCTCCTAAAAAAGATCTAGGTGTATAGCCTAATGCTTTTGCAATAGATACTACAGACTCTCTCTTAACTGCTGTATCTATAAAATTTTCGTTAGCCAACATGTGTGCTAACATACCTTGATAGTGTGTATTGTATGCCAATAAATCTATTAATACTGCCATACCTGAACCTTCAAAATTGTAATCTGAAAATTCTGTCTGTGACTTTAAAAAATTTCTTAAATTTATTTTTATATCTTCAAAGTCTAATTCTGTTGTATTTAACTGCGCCATTACCTTAGCCTCTCTAATCTTACTTCTAATTGTTGTGGTTCATTTATACCTACAATATGAAAATCTACAGACACAACATATTCATTTTGATCATACAAAGGTTTTACTCTTATATCCGTTATCCTACATCTGGGTTCATAGTTTTTAAACAAGTATATTAAATTCTTTTGTATAGCATCGCTAGTAAAAGTATCCATTTGTTCAAATAATAAACTGTTTATCTCAGATCCTAGTAAAGGATTAAAAGGCCTTTCAAAAGGTTTAGTCATTACTAAATTAATCATTGACTGTTTCACGGCATTTACATCAAGTTTTTTATTAAGATCTCCCGATAAAGAATTTTTACCAAATGAGAGATCAAAGTCCTTATAGATTCTTGCTCTTTTTTGTTTAAGTATAGCCATATTAGTATTTATACTTAAAAGTCAAAGTTAGGCAGTTCAATATTTAAAAATTCCTCTGCTTGTTCTTTTGATCTTACATTTTTGTCTATGTAAACTTTATCTACAGAAGGCAGTTTAGGTATAGGGTTGCCTCTAATAATACTTACAGGATCTATATCAGGAAAAGATGTAGGTATTCCTTTTACTGTAAGATCTATTCCTTGTGTTTGTACATTAGGAACAAGTTTACAAATAGAGTCTAAATCCATTGCTCCTTGTCGTAACAAGTCTGCAATATTATCTATATCAATATCTAAATTACTGTATTTGGTTTTTAGAAAATCTATTCTATTCTCTAATTGATCTTTACCTGCTATGCCTAATGCTATCAAACCTGCTACAGTTTTTATTTGATCGTGTAATGGTTGTTGGCCAAAAGGTATATTAGGAAAACTAATAGACGGTAAAGCAGCGCTTAACTTATCTTTTAACTTTTGTGCTTCTCCTTCTACTTTGTCTTTTAATCCTGCAAGTTCACCCATGCCAGGTATATCCATTATAGCTGCGTCTAATTGTGCGTTCAACGCATCTATTTGATCTGCAACTGCTAATAATTCTTTTGACGGTCCGCAACTCATATTATGATCCTCCTGTAGGTGCGTCTGTTTCTGATTGTCCATCACCTCTTGTATCATTACCTTGTGCATGTGTATGTGTATGTAATGTTACATCATTAGAAGTTATGTTTCCTGCAGGTCCATCTATAGACATTGTAGGAGCATCTATTGTCATATTGTTAGCATCTATATCCATATCTGTTTGTGCTTCTAATGTCATTTTTGTAGCTGTTTTTAATGTCATATCTGAACCTGACAATATAGACATAATACTACCTGCCATTTGTTGGAAGGCGTTAGATGTTCTTTGTATTATATTGCCTGTTACTTTTGTTAATTGTCCATCTCCAAAATCCTCTGAAACTTTTCCTGCCACGGATTCTGTTTTTGTTTTTGCAACTGTCTGTGTTTGTTTTCCTACTATTGTAGCAGAGTCGTCTAATGCTACACGAACAGATCTATTGCCTCCTATGCTGTAGTTTTGATCTGAATTAACTACCTTGGCATCGTTGCCTTGTATTTTAGTTACTCTGTCTCCATGTATTTTTAAAAAGTAATTACCTTCTACTTCTTCGTATTTGTCTCCATGTACTAATAACTTAGCATCTCCTGCAATAGTTACATTACAAGAACCTCTGATAAGAACATTTTTGTCCTTAACAACAACCTCATAATCCGATCCTTTAATTTTATTAATTCTTGTTCCGTCTGCTTGTACTTCCTCAAAGTTTCCTACAGGATGGTACCAAGCATATCTTTCATTTCCTGTTGTGTTGTCTATTTCCTGTGTAAACCCTGCTTCTGTTTCTCTAACAAGATTGAAAGGATACATAGAGGTATATGTTCCTGGTTCTGTAGGAACTCCGTCCCCTCCTTCTTTTAAATCTTTAAGTGCGTCCCAATACTTAGGTTTGAATTCAGGTATGTCAAAAGTATCATAAGGTCCTTGTCCTCTTGCATATGGTTCTTCCCACATTTTGCCTTCATAGTCTTTATTTGCTATGTCATCTAATACACCGTCTGCTTGTAGTGAAGGTGCAGAAGCTGTTCTCACATCTTTCTCTCTTTCTGCTCTCTTAGTAACTAGACTAAAATGTTCTTCTGCTTTTTCTCCTCTTGCAAGTCTAGAAATATCTGGTTCACCTACTCCCGCAAATCCTTCAGGCGCTTCTTCATCAAAACCTCCTCTAGGATATTTTTTGTTTGGATCGTTGAACCCATCTTCTACTGTAAGATCTTCATTCTTTTTCTGAGGTAGGCCTGCAAAGGAACCTAGTATAATAGGAAATTGTCCTTCTTCTCCATCTGCAAAAAATCCTACTACTGTTGAACCTGGCAATAAATTAGGATTTTCCATAATGCCAGATGTACTAGCATTTGTAACACTATTAACAACGGTGGCAAAAGGCAAATCTTTTGTAGGCAATTCTTCAGTATCAGCAGTATGATACCCCATTATTCTAACTCTATATCTTCCTGTTTCTGTTACATCAGCTCTAGATTCAATAATGCCTATCCACCAAATCCAATCAGGTATATTTAACTTTCCAAAGTTTTTCAAATTATTCATTATTCAGGCTCTCCCATAGATTCTGGTAATCCATTTTTAACTATTTCCATTTTCATTGTATGTGCAACAGTATCTATTTTGTGTCTTATTGCTGTTATTAGATACTTACCAGATAATTGTCTGTCAAATATATCATCAGGATTTATATCTTCTGTTTTAGTTATAGGAGAAGGATATTGTAATTTAATCATTCTTCCTACTTCTATATCTGTTCTACCTGGAACATTTACTTCAAATGTATAATCCTTGAAAGAATTAAAATAATTGTCTCTATATAAACTTGCGCCTATTATATTTTCATTATCTGAATTACCTGATGAAGAACCAGGAATGTTAAATGATTGCGTCATATTGTTTACACTATTTAAAACTTTTATTGTAGTCATTGCAAAAGGATTTCTTTGTACGCCTTCTGGTATAGGTATTCCAGGATCTGTGTGAGCAAATTTATCAAAGTCCTCTCTTACATCTATCTTCTGTTCTATTCTTTCCTTTGTAAATAAATCATATGCTCTTACAGATTGAGCGTAATATCCACTATCTTGTCCATTTATAATATCTATTGTTCTAGGCACTTGTATGGAATCTATCGTAACAAATGCTCTAGGCAGTTTGACTCCTGTAAAAGTTTCTCCACTTTCTCTGTGAGGTAATTTCATACCAGGAGGCGAATAGATGTATTCATCAAACATTAAATCTTTTTGTGCCTCTATTAGATTTTGAATTGATGTATAATAAAACATTTTACTACTTTCAAAAAATATAAAATCAGCACCTATATGTTTATTGCCTTTACAATACTTGGATAAAAATTGTAATGTTTGTATTGGTGTCCATAAGTTTGCTAGAAAATTTACTTTAGAAGCATGAGGCAAATCTCCTATAACCATTTTTGTAGGCTCTGTGCCTTCTAAAGGTCTTCGAGATTCTACTACATAATCTGCATATATTTTTTCTGCTATCTCTGCTGTGTTGCCTGAAAATCTTTTGGATAATACTACACCCTGATCATTCATTCCTTCTATAGAAATAAAATGTAATATATAAAGTTGTTCTCTGTCGTTATTTAAAGTTCTATCTTTTATAGCAAATATTTGAAATGTTTTGTCTATTATATTCTCAGGTGTATCATCATAAGTAGGAGTTCTTAATTTCATTGTAATACCTTCACCACCTGCAATAGGACCTGCACCAATTAAATTAACACCGTCTTTTAAAATAATACTTCCTGAAAGAAAAACATTCCATATATCTTCATATAAATTTAATTCTACAAAGAAAGGCAATAGATCATAATTTTCACCACTAGATAATGTGATGAATAACTCATCTACTCTTACATCACCGGGTTTATTTAATTGTTCGTCGGTTGTTTCCGCCATAATATTACTTCACCAATTTTTTATACTGTGTAACTATGTCCTTTAGGAATCTTTTATTTAACAATAATATTTGTCTCTTTTTATCATTTAAATCATTTTCATATTCAAAATTTGTAACTTCCTTTATTTCTCCACTAGCTAATTTTCCTGCGTCCCAATCTACAATTATATCTTCTCTTGTAGCATCTACATAATGGTGTACATCTTGAGAATTATTTTCTCCATACTTATCTTTTACATAAGCATTAAGTTTTCTATAAGACAAAGGCCATTCTCTGTCTACATCTACGATATTATTAGATAACAATACTATCCAATGATATTGAGTTGAGCCATAGTAGTTGTAAGCAACACTTTCAGGTGTGTCATTATCGTCAACAATAATATCTACTAATGTTTGTCTATTACTAAAAAATTTATCTAACTGAACACGCCTAAAAATGTCAGTAACAATCTTACCTTTAATTTTTCCATCAGAAGTTGGAACTGGATATTTTATTTTGGGTAGTGCTTTAAAAAACATTAGATAGTCCTTCCTATTGGGTCTCTTTGAGGTTGATTTTTAGTTTCCTCTTTTTCTTTTTCTTCCTTCTTAGCTTCTTCTTGTGTAGGTTCCATTTCCATTAATCTTTCTCTTGTAAGAGTTTCTAGTTCTACAAATTGTAATTCCATAGTAGTTTCTGTTGGCATACCGCCAGAGTTTTTAAATGCGTTAAACATACCATCAGGACCATATGTAACCTTAACATTTTTTAATGCACAAGATGATATTGTAGGCAAGTTGTGATTTTTAGAAAAGTTGCCATCATTATCTGCTATTTGAAATTCTATAGAAAATTCTGAAGGATAAATTAAAAACAATCCTGTATCGTCTACAGAAGGGTGCATGTTTTCTTTAAATAATTTTATAATGTGTTGAACTTCTTGTGCCTCACCTTCGTTTTTAGGAGAGAAGTTATACTGAAAAGAAAACTGCCTAAAGCCCATAGATTTAAATAATTGTTCTTTGTATGGGTTTGCTACTTTCTTACTTGTGGCTTCAAACATTCCACCTAAATTTACATCTCCAATACCTACTGCTGCTGGTATATTTGCCGCACCTGATACTAAACCCCTACCTACAAGTTCTGCTGCTTCACCTGATAATATGTTTTCCATAGAAGCTTGTCCTGTACCTAATAGACCTGCTAGAGGCCCTAAATCTGTTTCGTCCCAATTTGCAGAATATCCTGCAACGACTGATTGAGGTACAAATAAAGATATTGTATCTAATAATCTAACTTGTTCCATATTATCTGCAATAGCGTTCATCATTCCTGCGCCTACTGCTGCGCCTCCTGCTGCTTGAACTCCTCTCATCAAACCGGATACACCTTCTCCTGTAACACCTTTTGCTGCTGCAAAAGTACCTACAGCTGAAACTAATGCTGCCGATTTCGTTGCTGCTGTTTCGTATTCTTCAGAACTGGATCTATTTTCATTATTAAACGACTCTCTTTCTGCCGCTGTAAAGTCTCTAGATTCTAGATTATTATTTTGTGCTACAATCTTCCTAGCATTTATATAAAATTTAACACAATGAGGAAACTGTTTTTGTCCTAGTTCCTGAGGGTATTTGTGTAAGAAATGTCCTGCTGCCATGTTTGTATCCGAATAAATAGTTATTTAACTTATATTCTTATTTATATGGTTTATGCCAAAGAAATATACAAAGGAAAGTTTATTCCTCGTAATCCAACGAAGTATCTTGGCGACTTCAATGCAATAACTTATAGATCAAGTTATGAATTAAAGTTTATGAACTGGTGTGATCTAAACAGTTCTATAAAAGGTTGGGTATCAGAAGAGATTGCAATACCCTATCGTAATCCTTTAGACAATAAAGTACATAGGTATATGGTTGATTTCTATATAGAAGTACAAGAAAAAGATAAGTTAAAAAAATATTTAATCGAGGTAAAACCAGAACGATTTACTAAACCTCCCTCACCTCAGAAGCGTAGAACCAAAAAACATTTACAAGAAATAGCACAATACGGAGTAAACGAGGCCAAATGGAAATACGCAAAGGATTTTTGTAAAGCTCAAGGCATGGAATTTAAGATAGTTACTGAAAAAGAATTGGGTATCTAGTATAAATACTTACATGGCGACACCTTTTGCAGACATACGAAAAGCAGCTGGAGATAACATGGACAGATCTGTCCAATGGTATGTTCGTGCTGTTCGTGAATATGCTAGGGGAGTTAATACATTTCAAGAGGCACGAGGTACAGATATAGGTAAAAGAGCTAGACAATTAGAAGTAGGTAAAATGTATATGTTTTCTTACGATCCTAAATGGAAAGATGTTTTACCTTATTATGATACAGTTCCTCTTGTAGTGATTACAGAACCTATGCCACAAGGCTTTAGTGGTATTAATTTACATTATCTGGCTCCTACATTTAGAGCTAATCTGTTGGATAAAATATATCCTGTAGATCAGCAAAATATTACAGATAAGAGTACATTAAGATCTGCATGGGGAGATATAAGAAATTTTTCTAGGTTCCCAGAAGTTAGAGGCTCTGTTAAAAAATATTTAACAGTTAATATAACAGGAGAGATGATAGAAGTAGATCCTAAAAATTGGAAAGCAGCTATATTTCTTCCTGTACAAAAATTTGTAGGAGCTACAGAGAGAACTGTATATAGAAACACAATGGAAAAACCAGAAAGAAAACGACGCATGTCAATAAGTACAGCGGCATTAAGTGGGAGAAAATAAGTGGCGCAAGGTAAATCATTAGGAAACTTTGAACAGTATAGGCAAGAACTTAAACAAAGAAGTTTTGCTCGTGCCGAAAGATTTGAAGTAGAATTCAATATTGCAGATTTAGTTAGCAAGAATGAAGATCTTAAGGATTTCTCTTCGGCTGATCTTGCAAAAGATGTTGTCTTATTTTGTGAAGAAGTACAAATACCTGGTATGATATTAAGTAACAAAGAATACAATGTAGGTCCTTGGACCTTCTTTAGAAACACAAAAGTAGGTTTCTTAGGAAATGAAATTAACTTTACATTTCTTACAGATGCAGATTGGTTCTTAAGAAGTTTCTTTGAACATTGGGTAAACGCTTGTGCTGATACTGTCAGTCAGGAAATAGGTTATCCCGATGATATAACTACAACAATAACTATCAAAGCATTAGATGTACAGGACAATGTTAAAAAACAATGGACCTTATATGAGGCTATGCCTAAAGTAATTAACTTGGTACCTTTATCTAGTGGAACTGTAAGTGCTGTTAGAAATACATTAATAATATCATCAGCGTATTGGGACTCTTCAGAAGTTTATGGGCCTTACGAAAGTGATATGGAAGCTAAAATGGTTCTTACTAACGGATACAAATCAGCCAACGGAGGCTATACAATGGTTACAGATGGCGATGGAAGAACTTTCTTTCAACCTAGTAAAGATGGCCATTATGATCAAGATCCTAATGATGAGAACCATGAAATAAATCCTGGCACATCTAGACAAGTTACTAGAACTGGTGGCAAGTACTTACCAGCGTTTGATTCTGATGATTAATTGGAGATAAAATATGTCATTACCTAAAGTAGAAACACCAATATTTGAAACTACTGTTCCTTCTACAGGAGAGAAAATAAAGTTTAGACCTTTTCTCGTAAAGGAAGAAAAGATTCTTATGTTGGCTAGTGAAAGTGAAGAATTCAAAGACATGATTACTGCTTGTGGACAAATTATAGAAAATTGTACATTCGATAAAATCGATGCTACTAAATTAGCTATGTTTGATATGCAAGACTTATTCATAAGAATTCGAGAGGCTTCTATAGGAAGCACACAAGAGTTCAATCTTATTTGTGGAGAATGTAGTAAAACCACAAAGTATGAGATGGAACTTAAAGACTTAACAGTCAAAGGTTTAGACTCCTTACCTGACAATGAAGTCAAAGTAGGAGAAGAGTTTGTTATAAAAATGAGATATCCTCGTGCTCTTGATGTAGTAGCTGAGGATAAACAGTCAGATATTGATACTATTGCTAACTGCATAGAATCTATCATAACAGAAGAGGAAGAAGTTAGTATTGATGATGTTACAAAAGAAGAGCTACAAGAGTTTGTAGAAAATCTTCCTGTAGAATCATTTAGTGAAATGAGAGAATTTCTTAGAGCGATACCTGTTCTAACACATAATATTGATTACAAGTGTCCACATTGTGAGGCAGAACAATTGATTAATATTAATGGTTACGAACATTTTTTCGCCTAGTCCTTTCTCAGGAGAGTCTTGGAAACTATTACAAGACAAACTTTTTGTTAATGCAAGAGCATCAATATAGTCTGACAGAGCTAGAGAACATGATGCCTTGGGAAAGGGAAGTATATGTCAACATGCTAATTCTACATCTAAAACAGAAAGCCGAGAAGGCTAAGGAAAGAGCGGATAACAAAAAATGGGGCGGATAAAAAATGCCGGAACAAGATAAGAAGTTAGAAGAAATATTAAAGCAGATGCAGGAGTTAGATCCGAAAGATACGGATATAGCTTCGTCTAAAGAAATGAAAGAGCTTGAAAGAGCTCTAAATGAAAGACATGACGAAACATCAGAAGCTACAGACATCTTAAAAGAAGATGCTAAATCTAACAAAAAAGCTAATGCACTTCAAATTGCTAAAGAAGTCGTTATGTTTAATAGTGAAAGGAAATCACAAGAAAGGACAAAGTTATCTCTGGAGAAATTAAAAGAAGACAATGCAGGTCAAAGAAAACATAATACCGGTGCAAAAGTAGCTCGAGAACTTATACTAGAACAAAACCAACAGATCTTAAAAAAACTAGACGGATTAGATAATATACAAAAAACTGTATCCGATACACAAACAGCAAGCGCACAAACAGATTCTAAACTAGCAGCAGATAGTGAACAAATTAAAAAGACTGCAGATAAAACTACAATATCTGGATCTGGTAGAAAACTAGACACAAGAGAAAAGCGTGCTGGATTTGGTATGTCAGACGCCGACTACGCAGCACAATTTGAAAGAGATCAGGCTGCATTAAAAAGAGAAAGAAATGTAACTGATGTTTTTGGTTTACAAGGCAATGTAAAAACTACTGACAAAAGTTTAAACAAACAAAAAATAACAAAAGACGAACTAGATGGACAATTTAAAAATGAAGGTGGAACACTTACATTTAAAGAAGGTGAACAATTAAGAATAGGTGGTAAAAATATTGTAAGGGCAGGAAATTATTCAACAGGAACTGCCAAATTTAGAGATGCCGACACAAACAAATTTACAGCCACAGACCCTGTTAAAGCGTTAGCAGAAGATGTTAGAATATCACAAGGCTTAATAGGCACAACAAGAGAAGGTGCACAGTTTAGAGCCTCTGAGGGAGCAGCAGAACTTTCTAAAAACATAGGAGCTAACGCAGCAGATATACAAAAAGCATTAGATGAGAATGAGAAAGCACAAGGAAGTTTATCAGAATTAACAGCAGCTTTTGAAAACCTGCAAAAAGGCAAAGGCAAAAAAGAAGATGTAATGCGAGGCATTGAAAAATTAAGAAGAACAGGTGGTGACGAACTAGCAGATAAACTAGGACTTGATAAAGTAGCAGATAAAACTCAAGGCGGATTTTTAAAAAATTTAGGAACAGGAATTAAAACAGATTTCTTTGGTGTAAATGCAGGAACAAATCTTTTCTCAAAGAAAGCAATAGGTGAGGCATTTGGAGCAGATAGATTCTTTGGTAAAGCAGGAACCGGCAGTGGTAAAAGAAATCTTGCTAATATATCAGGACTACAAGGCAGACTACAATTCCAAGAAGATGTACAACAAGGGTTTGAAATAGAAAGTCAAACAGATGCAATTGCAAGGATGCAAGGTGATGAAGGATTAGGTATTGCAAAACCGCCTGAAAAATTAGAGGATAGACTACAGAAAAAATTTAGAGAATCATATGACATGGCACCTAAAGATGATGGTGATGTTGTAGTAACATCTCAAGAAGCTGCACCTCAAGAAGCTGCTGGTACAGGAGCTGCACCACAACAAAGTAAAAGAGAAAAATTAGTATCTGGAAGAACAGGCGTATCTAAAGATACTGACAAACTAGCAACAGAAGCAACATTACAAAAAGTCTTAGAACAATTAGAACAAACTGCAGCCATGGGTGGTGGTGGCGATGGCGGTGGAGGAATCATTCCACCCGTTGGCGGAGGCGGTAAGAAGAAAGGCAAAGGCAAAGGTAAAGGTGGAAGATTTGCTAAAGGAGCAAAAGGATTACTTAAAGGCGCAGCTAGATTTGGTGGTCCAGCAGCAGCTATATTAGGTGTAGGAGCAGGAATTTATACAGCAGTATCTGGAAGTAGAGACGCTGAGGCAATGGCTGATGCCGGACAATTAACAGCAGAAGAAGAACAAATAGCAAAAGGTGAGGCAATAGGTGAAGGTACTGGTGGAGCTGCCGGAGCATTAGGAGGAGCAGCAGCTGGAGCAGCAGCTGGAGCATTACTTGGTCCTGTAGGAGCAGCAGTAGGAGGAATAATAGGTGGTGCTGTAGGATTTTTCGGAGGCAGTTTCTTAGGTAAAAAGGCAGGCGGTGCAATTGCAGACACCATTCCTGTTAGTGCAAGTCAGTTAGAAGAGTCTAACGCACAAGCCGAAACAGCAATGAAACAAATTGAAGACAAAGATAGTAC